TCTCACTCTTTAATGTACTTCCTGCTGAGTCCTTTATAACTGCAACACTATCATTAATAGTTATGTTCTCACTTGCAGTTGCTAATATGTTTTCGCTCTTTAAAGTTGTTCCTGCACTATCTTTTATTACTGCTACACTATCCGCAACATTGTAGCTACTTGTACCCTGTGCTAAGATTGACCTACTACTTATTAAAGTTGATGCGCTATTGTTTACATTTAAAGTACTATTGCTTATTGCTTGGGTTAAAGTTCCACCACTTGGGATTGTACCTGTGTATAAGGTTGCACCGCTTGAATTGGTTATAGTGTAAATTGCATCTGCACCACTTCCACCTGTGTTTACAATCCATTCAGTACCGATTAAACTACCTACTAAAGCACCTAATTGGTCTTTTACTACGACATTAAAGTTAGTGTCGCTTGGTGCGTTGCCATAAACAACTGAATTAATTAGTATTCTTGCATCTTTACAAGGGTTGCTTGGACTTGGAATAGCCGAACTTAAAGGAATTGCACAACTATTAAAGTCGTAAAATTCCTCAATGCCTATATCTACAAAGTGACCCGTTACTTCATCTCCCCATTTCTCCCAAAATGGAGTAATAGTATTTGAACTTGTAATAGAAAAACGCTCATTTGTTCCTAACTTCATCCAATAAGCTAAGGTATCTAAGGCTATTAATTGAGTGTCACTCTCAACTTCTAACTCATTACCCTCTGATTTTAACACTCTATCCGCTATTACTACGCGATAATTCCTAGTGTAACTCGTTCCTGATAGACTTCCGCCTAAAGGATAGACTAACATCAAAGGATATATTAAGTTTTCGTAGGCTTGTTGTTCAAATTCCTGTGCATAAAGAAAAGAATGGATTTGATAGTGTCCACTTGCAAGTAACTCAAACTCACTTTTTATTTCGTTGGCTGTCTTTTGCATTACTTTCAATTACTTTGATTAGGTTCTTTTTCTTAAATCCGTACTTTTTGCAGTCTTGTTCGGACAACTTATAAATATCTACCTTTTTTTCTTCTTGCATTGTTTACATTTATATTTGGGATTTCTGAATAATTTTTAACACACTTGAATAATGGATAATCTGTATAATTATCAAGCAAATAATCCACTAAATTGACTCTATAATTTTCAGCTATGTTACGATATTTAGTTTGAATTATACTCATGCCTGTATTATCTAAGGGTTGACCATTATCTGAACTACCAACCATTAAGGCTTTATTCTTTATCTTGTAGTTTACATCTATAACCAATTCACTTACTACTTTATTGATTAAATAAGGTTGAATATAGTCAGTTAATAAGGTTGTATTTAAAGCACTTACACTCTCAGCGTTTACCTGTGTGATTAACTCAGCGTACAAGTCCTTACCTATTACTTGCTTTAAATAGATGTCTTGAACCATTATTAATGTAGGTTGCAATAGTTTACTATCTACATTCTCATTAATTACTGATTGGTCTTTTATAACCTCTATCGATATAAATTGTGGTGTTAAACTCATACTATTTTTTTCTTACTATTACCTGAGCCCACCAATGACGACATTGTGGGAAGTTTTGGTCTAAATCACTATTGTGATACCAACCTCCTTTATACTTCCAAACATCGGTGTTGTACTCTTTCATATCATTATTTAAGTTGTCTATTTCCTCCCTTGTGTATAATCTTTCTTGTCCTAATAACTTTGCACAAAAATCTCTATTCTTACTATCTTTAATCCCTGCATACTTCCATCGTGTTTCAAACTCTATCAATGTCTCAGGTTCTACTACTTCTTTAATATCAAAGTTAGGTGCTGTTTGTGAACCGCCCAAAGTACCTCCTACTAAGTTCTTTTCGATTAACTTCTGCAATGCTTTTTCAACATCAAAATCTAAATCTTTTTTAGCTCTGTTAATATCCAACTTCTTTAAATTCTTATCAATGATATATTTTAATAATGCATCTTCATCACTCGCAAATTCAAACTTATCGGCAGACAATCCTATCATTGCAAATTTAGACAAAATAATTGAATCCATGTTAGCATCAAGTGATTTTTTTGATAATTGTGTAGGGGTTACTTGTGTTAGGTTTAAACCTATGTTTAATTCATCTTCAATTATCTTTCTTAATTCCTCTTTAGTCAACACCGCCATTAACATAGACTCAGTTATTTCTAAGCCTAAACCCTTTAAAGGTTCAATTCTAAGTGCAGGAGGTATGCCACTACTTTTTAATATCCAATTTAACTCACGTTCTATTAGTTGTTGATTAGGTTCAATATAATTAATATTTAACATTCTCCACGCTAAATCTAATTCACTTCTACCACCTAATTGACCCTCTGTCTTAATCCCGAACAACATTCCATTAACAACTTCATGCCCTCTGATTATTCTGTCTTGTACATCTTGTTTTAAAGACTCAAATTGTTTATCTAAATCCGTTGGCTTAATGCTTTCAATCTTAGGTGCCTCAGTATTTAAGTCAGCAAACTGAATCATTATTTGACCTGCGTTATCTGTATTACAAAACTTATCGTAAAACTTACGTTCTATTTCGTCTTGTTCGGCAGGGCTTGGCACACCACCCATAAGGGTAATCATTGCACCTGCACTAAATCCTGTTTTTACATTAACTAAATGAAAGTTTGAAACTTCTATATCGGTTTCAATATCAACTATACTTGCGTGATACTCAGGCAAAGGATAACCTCTGAACTCAGGGCGTGTATCATAGAAATAAACTAATTGCACACCCTCTTTTTTATTAGGGTCATACAAAGGTATTATCTTAACATCTTTTGGGAGTTGATTAAATCTACTTCTAAAGTTCTTTTTTGTTGATTGGTTCTTAGTCCATTCTTTTGAAACATACCCAACCTTGCCATCTACACTTAACCTTACTTGTTCATAGGGTTGATGAAATATAGATGTAAGTTGACCTCCTACAAATAAAACCTTGTAAAAGTTACCTCCAAATATCTTTCTATCTTTTAATATTTTATTCGTTAATTCGTTTAAATCATCATAAGGGTTCGGATTATTAATTAGTCTTGATAGTTGTCCACTTTCAAAACCATCTTTTATTTTCCAACCTTGTCCTAAAATAAACCTTACTTTACCATTCACAATAGCATGGTGTAAACCACATCTATTATATAAGTAAGTTAAATAATCAGGGTACTCATTATTAGTACCATTGATAATAAATTGTTCGCCATTGTTTTCAATAAACTCAGGAGTTTTGTGTTCGTACATTGGTACGCTACTAAAGGCATACTTACGAGCCAAAGACTTTTCGGGTTGTTGTTCCATTTGTAAAAATTATTCTATCTGTTAAAATTTTATCGTATCTCATTATCCCTGTTTCTACCATTTCATTAGACAACTTATAGTCTAAATTAGTAGTTGACACTTGAGCGTAGATGTAATATTCATATTCATCTCCCAAACTTAATTTAAGTTGACCTAATAAAGGATTGGGAGTCGTTGATTGCGTAGTTATGGTAAACTTGTTGTATCTTGTTTTATATGTGCTTGTATCTGATTGGATACATACATATTCTACATTGGTCTGTTTATTAACAAACCTAAAAAGGTAAGTAGGTGCATTAATCGTTGTCTTTTCTGACAACGTTAGCACTACTATGTTGGCGGTATTTTCGTTTAATAATATCATGTTTTAAAAAAAGGGGAGTCAATCGCTCAACTCCCCCTCCCCATTTATGAAAACAACACTTTATGCTATCAATGCAGCTATTGCTGATGATTCTATTTTAAGGACATCTAACTTCTCTTCGCCTGTTAAAGTGATTACATAGCCACTCATGTCAGCCGCAGCAGTTCCTGTCGCATAACCACCCTCAGCTATCTGTAAGCCTCTTGAAGTTCCAAACAACCAATACTCACCATTCTCATCCAAAACAATAGCAGCAACTGTTTGTGCAGCTAACGCCATCATTTCGTTGCGTTTGGTAATATCGTATTTCGGTAAGTTCATTGTTACGTTCTGAGCATAGAAACGACCTCCTACTGCTCTATCCCCACTTGGTACAGAAGTTGCTGAACCTCCACCCATTGGCACTTCATAAGCATAAAACTTTTTGCCACCCACCATAGTGATGGTAGCAATTCCTGATGAAACTGCAGGTGTTCCAATTCCACTTAACTCTGCCAAATAGATTTTGGATATGCCACCCTTACTTGAGCGGCAATCCAAACTAAAACCTGTCGATAATATACAACTCATAAGTTATAAAATTAAAGGGTTAAACTAATTTAAAGGTAACTAACTCATCACCGAAACGTATTTGAGTTCCTAATTTAGCAATCAAACGAGCAATGATAGTATTATCTTTTCTTTCGTAGAATACGTCTAAAGACTCATATTCGTTAGGTGCATCTGTTCCAATTACATAGTTTGATTTACGAGTTAAGTGTATTCTGTTTGTACCTGTTAAACCATGTAAAGCAGTTACTCTTAATCCAAAACTTGGGATTATGATTGAACCTGTCGCATAAGGACTTGCTTCTTCTGTTGCACCATAGTGGAAATTGTTTAGAGTGAAATACGCTTGTAACAATTTTCTAAAAGTATCCCATCCACAAACAAACTCTAAGTCAGTTTGACCTGCTAAAGCGTTAGGTATTAAAGTTACCATACCATTGAATATTCCAATTACGTTTCCTGTAGTAATACCTGTACCTGTTGAGATTGAAGTAGGGTTACCATTGATTACTCCTGATGTTGCATCTATGATTTGATTAAAACCAATTACACCACTTGCACCACCTGTAACACCTTGCCACAATAACACCTCAACTGCTGCTGCTACCTTTGCAGTATAGTACTCAGCGAACGCAGCCTCAATCGGCATGTTTTCGTAAGTTGAACCTTGAGGTAAGAATTGTTGTGTGTAAAAAGTTTCTAAGTCAGAAGGACAAAAAGTCTTTTGGTCATAGAACGGGTAAACTTGGATTTCTTTTTTGTCAAAGATTACTTCGCCTGATGAAGTCAAACCACAACCCTCTTTTGCTCTTAGAGTAACATCTACATCCATGTAGTTTATTTGCTCTTTGAACTTGATGCCTGATTGAACTTGTCCGCTCAAGTATTGTGAAGTCGCATTACTGAAGACCGCCTTAGTGAATAACTCAAGATTTGTTTGGTCAACGTAAGCAGTTAAGTTATCGGTATCAAAACCGAATTTTAATTTTAAATTTGCCATTTGTTTATTTATTTTATTTTTGTTTGTTCGTATTTGAATTGTGAAGTTAATCCATCTAAGTAAGACTTAGGTTTAGATTGAGTATTGAATTGGTGTTGAGTAGGTTCAGCAACTAAGGTCTTAACTAATTCCAAAACATCTTCTGTTAATTTGTTTGACTCTTTTATTTGTGCACTAAACTTCTCTTCTACTTTGTTGATTGAACTTTCAAAGTTTGATTTCAACTCTGCATTTTCAGTTTCCAATTTAGTAACCATCTCTGTCAACTTTTGGATTGCCATTTCTTGCTCTGTCATTGGTTTTGCAACTGCTACAACTTGACCACCCTCAATGCTAATCACAGTTCCATCTTCAAAGGTATGCTCACCATCGGGTGCAGCCGTTCCATCTTCTAATAGTACGATAGTACCCTCTGCAAGTTCGCCCTCGTACATTACTTTAGTTCCGTCTGTTAACATAGCCTCAGCCATTTTAACTTCTTCTTCTTTTTTCTCTTCTGCTTTTACATCTTCTGAGAATAGAGATTTTGCTTTTGCTACCAACTCATCGAGTTTACTTGTAGCTACTTTTTTATCTGTCATATTTATTATTGTTTGAAATTCTTTTAAAAATGTTTGCTCACTAAATTCCTCTTTAGTTGCAAAGTTGCCCTCTATTGAAAAACCTTTAACTATGCCTGTTTTAACGTAATCATTCCACACTTGCTCATTATTTACTTTTACAAATGCGAATAAGCTACCATTTGGCAACTCTTCAAATCCTATCGGAGTATTAACCCCTAACTCAGTATTGATTATAAAAAATTGTTGAATGTGCATATCTGCCAACTCTTTCTTTGCATCGTGTTCAAAATTGAATGCGGTAAGTTTATTGTTTAGTACCATTCTATCTGCTAATTGCTCAATAGTTTCTGAACTAAACTTAACAAAGAACTCCTTACCATTCATGTTACGATACATTGGGAAATCGGCAACCATTAAAGCACCTGCTAAAATTCTTTTATCTTCATTGTGAGTTTTGAACTCGTAAGACTTATGTTCTTTAAACGCCATCCAATTACGCTGTATAGCAGGGTTTTCTACCAATGCAGTCGCATCAATACCTTGTTCTAATTCTTCTAAGGTTAATTCAATGATTGGTAAATCCACACATATAAAACAATCTTAATTTTTTATTATTGTTTTTTAGATTATTGTACTATATTTGTATTGTTTTTAGCGATTGTTTTTCATAAGTAAAAGTGCCTCTCATTTGGGAGGCATTTTTATTGTATCGTTGCCTGTGTAAATATTCCGTCTACTTTTCTAGTCACTGACCTTATATCAGTCTCTGTTACAAAAACTTTTGTTGCAGGTTGTGATGTTGGTTCGTTTGTAGTTTGACTTCCTCTTATGTTGGGAGGTTGTACTGCACCACCTGAGCCACCACCCGAACCGCCACTTGTTATATTCTTAGCACCGCTTAACCCTGCTGCTGCTATACTTGCAATGTTTATACCTGCACTTATCTTAGCCGCTGCTATTTGTTTTGCTGCTAATGCTGTATCAAATGCAGTTGTAGTTCCTCCACTTAATGCTGACCTTTGAGCCGCTGCTGCCGTATAACCTGCAATCGCTCTTTGAGTATTAATAATTACACTTGCTATTGCTGCACCTTTTTCTATTGCTAATGCTGCCAAAGCTAAACCTTTACTTTGTCCTGCCACTTGATTAAGTAATTGTGCGCCTTGTTGTGCTATACTTACCTTACTATCTTCTATTGCCTGAGTGACTGCTATT